TTAATCCTTACCCACATGAAGAATTGCCAAAAATGCTTCTTGTGGCACTTCTACGTTACCGAGAGATTTCATTCGTTTTTTACCCTCTTTTTGTTTTTGTAGCAGTTTCTTCTTACGACTTACATCACCACCGTAACATTTTGCTAATACGTTTTTACGCAACTGTTTTACCGTTGAGCGAGCAATGACGTGGTTACCAATTGCCGCTTGAATAGCGATGTCAAATTGTTGGCGTGGAATAAGTTCACGCATTTTTTCCACTAATTCACGTCCACGATACGCCGCATTTGCACGGTGAACGATAATCGCCAACGCATCAACACGCTCGCCGTTAATCATAATATCCACACGCACCATATCAGCCGTTTGGAAACGTTTAAAACCGTAATCGAGTGAAGCATAACCACGAGAGGTTGATTTTAAGCGGTCGAAGAAGTCTAACACTACTTCGCCCATTGGGATTTCGTAAGTTAAGGCGATTTGGTTACCGTGATAGACCATATTGGTCTGTACGCCACGTTTTTCCACACAAAGGGTAATCACGTTGCCTAGGAATTCTTGTGGCACAAGCATATTACATTCTGCAATCGGCTCACGAATTTCTGCAATATTGTTGATTGCTGGGAGTTTCGATGGGCTATCCACATAGATCGTTTCGCCACTGGTTTGCACCACTTCGTAAACTACGGTCGGAGCGGTAGTAATCAAATCAAGATCGTATTCACGCTCTAAACGCTCTTGAATGATCTCCATATGCAACAAGCCTAAGAAGCCACACCGGAAGCCAAAGCCCAACGCACTTGAAGTTTCTGGCTCATAGAACAATGACGCATCATTTAGGCTTAATTTGCCTAAAGCATCACGGAAGGCTTCGTAGTCGTCTGAACTAATCGGAAATAACCCTGCATAAACCTGTGGTTTTACTTTCTTAAAGCCCGGTAATACTTCAGTTGCTGGGTTGTGGTGGTGGGTTAATGTATCGCCCACTGGTGCCCCTAAAATATCTTTAATCGCACAAACTACCCAACCTACTTCACCTGTTTTTAGCTCGGTAGTATCCACTTGTTTTGGCGTGAAAATACCAAGGCGATCTACATTGTAAGACTGCCCTGTACTCATCACTTTAATTTTATCGCCTTTTTTCAGCACGCCATTTTTCACACGCACTAAAGACACAACGCCTAAATAGTTATCGAACCAAGAGTCGATAATTAACGCTTGTAATGGTGCTTCCGCATCGCCTTCTGGTGCAGGCATTTTCTTCACGATTTCTTCTAAAACATCTTCAATGCCTAAACCTGTTTTAGCTGAACAGCGTACTGCATCAATGGCATCAATGCCGACAATATCTTCAATCTCTTCTGCCACACGCTCAGGCTCGGCTGCTGGTAAATCGATTTTATTTAAAATTGGCACAACCTCTAAATCTATCTCAATTGCGGTATAACAATTCGCCAACGTCTGTGCTTCCACCCCCTGCCCTGCATCAACCACTAATAAAGCACCTTCACAAGCAGCAAGCGAGCGAGAAACTTCATATGAGAAATCCACGTGCCCTGGCGTATCAATAAAGTTGAGCTGATAAATTTCGCCATCTTTCGCTTTATAGTTTAAGGTTACACTTTGTGCTTTAATAGTAATTCCACGCTCACGCTCAAGATCCATTGAATCTAATACTTGAGCCTCCATTTCACGATCTGATAAGCCACCACAAGTTTGAATTAAGCGGTCTGATAAAGTCGATTTGCCGTGATCGATATGAGCGATAATCGAAAAGTTACGAATATTTTGCATTTTCATCGGGCAGTTAATGTCCTGTTTTGTTATTTGTTTATCAAAAATTAATCGGGGAATTGTACTTGAAATACAAGGTTTTGCAAAGAAAACAAATAGCAATAAGCGGTTATTTTTTCCTAAAAATGTGCAAATTTCTTGAGAAAAATGACCGCTTGCACTCACCCTAATTGCAAATAATTTCTCTAAAATATAAAAAACATTGAGCAATCACAAATTTTTATTATAGAATCCATAAGTTTTTTTAATTCATTCAATTATAGGAAATAATTATGCAATTCAGAGAAATTAATCCCTCCCCTCGTTTATTAATGTGCCCTGGCCCAACAGATGCTGACCCACGTGTTTTGCGTGCAATGTCTGCACCCATTTTAGGGCAATTTGACCCTGAGTTTACCTCATTAATGAATGAAACAATGGAAATGGAACGCCGTTTATTCCAAACCAAAAATGAGCAAACTTATGTAGTCAACTCCACCTCTCGTGGTGGCTTAGAAACTGTTCTAACCGCAGCGATTTGCCCAGGCGATAAAGTGTTAATTCCTGCATTTGGTCGTTTTGGTTATTTATTAAATGAAATTTTAGCTCGTAGCGGTGCAGATATTACCATTATCGAAAGAGAGTGGGGAACCGTATTTGAACCAGAAGAAATTGAAGCAGAGTTGAAAAAAGGCGGCTATAAAGCAGTTGCTATTATTCACGGCGAAACCTCAACCTCTATGATGCAACCGTTAGAAGAGATCGGCAAAATCTGTAAACAATATGATGCAATGTTAATTGTAGATACCGTTGCAACCTTAGGCGGTGTAGATATTCGTGTGGATGAATGGGGCATTGATGCTTGTATCGGCGGTACACAAAAATGTATTTCCGCCCCATCAGGCACAGCTTTAATCACTTATAACAAACGGATTGAAGAGATTATTGCAAAACGTAAACGTGTGGAAAAAGGCATTCGTGCAGAGTCTGATGTAGATGGCACATTACCGCCAATTCCAAGTAACTACTTAGACTTGGCACAGCTACAAGATTACTGGAGCCCACGCCGTTTAAATCACCACACAGAAACCACTTCTGCACAATATGGTGTACACGAAGCGTTACGCATTATTTTACAAGAAGGCTTAGAAGCTCGTTTTGCTCGCCATATTTTAAACGACAAAGCATTATGTGCAGGTTTAGAAGCAATGGGTTTGAAAATTTTTGGCGATCGCAAACATAAAGCCCCCGTTGTAACGGCATTCCACATTCCAGAAGGTATGAGTGGCCCAGCATTGCGTAGTGATATTTTAAACCACTTCGGTATTGAATTAGCCACCTCATTCGGCCCCTTAGATGGAAAAGTAATCCGTATCGGTAATATGGGTTTCTCAAGCCAAAAACGTAACGTACTTTTAACCTTAGGTGCGTTAGAAGCCGTACTTTTAAGCCATAAAGTAAAAGTGCCTTCAGGCGATGCGGTTGCAGCTGCCTTGGCAGTCTATAAAGAGGCTGATAAATAACCACCTTCCTAAATTTACAATACAACTCACTAATAATTAATACTGTGGATATTTATCCACAGTAAAACCACAGAAACTCAAAATATTTTCACAAATTTAATCTTTTCCTATTTCATTTAATCAAATTAAATATTATGACACGGAGCATTTTTTTAAGAATGAAAAGTAAAAGTTTTAATGAGGAAATTTTGATATGCCAAACTTTAGTTTCACCCATCTGTATAAAAAACACACAAAAGAGCTCCCTACTGTTACCTTGCTTAGCGCTCTGATAGGGCTTAGCCAAGTCTCTTATGCCAATCCACTTCCTTTAGGCAACACCACTGGCACCAATAACCTTGCTGTAGGTGAAGGTAGTTTTGCGTTAGGCACAGGTTCTCAAGCAATCGGCAAGAATGCCATTGCAACCGGTGGTAATATCTCCCCCCAGGAATTCAATGTGGAGTTAGAAAACTTCCGTGATTTAGTTAATCAAATTGAAGAGTTACGTACTCAAATTGCTGAACAAGAAAAACAAGGCTCTGTTAATCAACAATTACAAGATGCTTTAAAGAGTCAGATTGCTCAATATGACACTATTTTAGAGCGTGTACGTGAAAAACAAGCACAACAAGCAATATTAGCCAATAGTGTTATATCAATGCGGAAAGAATTAGTTAATAGAAGAAATCAGTTAACAGAATTGGAAAATAATTTTAANCAGCCTGCTAGGGAATGACTCTTGGTTTTCTAAACTTTCTTTAAGCGCAGGTACTGTTAATAATTCAAGGTAACTTAGTAACAGCCATTCCTAACTTCCTGGAGAAAGTTAATAATGATTTTGCTATAAGTGCTAGAAATAGAGACTTATATAGTCACTACCTTCCTTATCAGGGTATTGATGATTGGGAGAATTCTAATTTTAACTTTCGAACACTAAATGGAGTTTATTATGATGATAATCTAACTTCAACAGAACTCCTGCGAAAATTTATGATTCAAAGAGATTATAACACTCTTTATGCTCTAAGTTCTGCTCGCACAGGAAATGCTGATAGTCTGGCTAAAAATTACCATCTTGTAGTTGCGAAAATGTCCTATGAAAACCTGAAAAAAGAATTATCCAAGAAACCCGACTCTACATTTAATAAACTGAAAAAGCTGTATGAAACCAATGGTGAATTCTTAAATGAATATATTTTAGACAATTTCCGAGGAAATCCACTTGAATTATTAACAGTACCTGCGCTTAAAGAAAGTTTAGAAAACCAAGAGTCATTCCCTAGCAGGCTGTATCAGAAATTTAATATTTTCAACCAGGCTATTGCACAGACCACATCAAACATTACTAAAGAAGAAATTGATGATTTAGAAAAAACTGTAGAAAATTTCAATAACTTCAAAAATTCAATTGATTATGATAGCGATGCGTGGATCTTTAATAAAGAAGAATATCGCACTTATATGAATGATAATGTAATTCCTTTTATGGAGAAGGTAGAGGAATTTACTGAAACATTAAAAACTTTATCTAGAGATGACTTAAGTGCAGAGGAACGTACAACCAAAACAATTGACTCCGTTAAATTAAGAATATATCTCAATGAACAAGCACGAAATCGTAAAAATTATATTAATGGATTTGTACCTACCGATTGGATTCCTGAAATTACAGATCAAATGACAAAATCCAAAAATCTATGGTTAAAATATGAAGAGGAAGCCAAAACAACATTAAAACCATACCAAGAAGAAACAATATCTAGGGTTATACAAGATGAAATTAATAAAAAAATGGCTGAAATAGGTACTACAACACTAGAGATTGGTGGTAAAGAACACGAGCTCGAGGATCTTGAAAACCAAATTAATGCTTTAGCTTTAACTGATGAAGAAAAACTTGCGGAAGATGTGGAAAATGATTTAATCTCAAAGCTTGATGAGGCTAAAGCAGCCTTAGCAAAAAACCAGCAAACGCTCAAAGAAAAGCGTGATGAATTACTAGGGCTAAATAACAAATTAGATAGCTCACCACTTGTTAAAAAAGGTAAAAATGCACTTGCAGAAGGCACGAATGCCTTTGCTTCTGGTGAAAATGCCATCGCATTCGGCACGGATTCACAAGCTACAGGTAATAACGCTATCGCACTAGGTGCAAATTCAAAAGCAAACGCAGAAAGTGCGATTGCAATTGGTAAAGGTGCACAAGCATTAAAAGAAAAAGCCCTTGCTTTAGGCGAAAATGCCATTGCCAACAGAGCATCTGCTATTGCGATTGGTGATAACCATTCATCTAAATTGTAGAAGATCAAACATCGTAATGCGAAACGAATACAGCCTGAAGTAGGTGCAGTAAATACAACCTTAACCCGTTTCATATTTTTAAATTCGCCTTGATGAGCACTATAGCCAGTAATTACCTCGCTGTTGCCTATCCGACCTAAGTAAGCACCACCAGGTTTTTCGATATTCTCAATGACTAATTTAGCTTGTCCACGATGACAAGCTAACCATACGGAGGCAATATATTTTTTATTAGGCACAACATTAATATCCTGAGATAACCACCCAATTCGCCCAGTATCAGAGGTTTCCTTTGTAGTGCTATACCGCATCGAAAATACTAACTCATTTGGTAGTCCTCCATTTTTTAGTCCGTAATTATCTTGTTCATTCCTATTGAAAATATTACGGGTGTCAATATTTAGCCGATCACCAACTTCTCCTCGCCAGTAGTTCCAGCCAAACGGAGCTATTGACAAATCGGGTGTTGCAAAAATAGGATTAACCAGCAAATTCCCACCTAGCCCAATCGCTAACTTATCCGCCGATATTTGCCCTGCTGCCAGGTGTTCCGTACGGATAGCTCCCGCCGTCAATATTCCGGCTCTTACTGAGTCTGCATCAATGTGGCTACCTTTAATTGTACCTGTTGCAATTAAATCCCCATTAATCGCAACTTTATTTTGAGCCACACCAAACAATCGTACCGGTTGGCCGTCTTGAGCATTTTTTACTACCTCAAATTTGTCTGCCATTACAATGACAGAGGATTCTGCATTGCGATTGTCTGCCGCGGCACCAAGTGCGATACCGGCAATCGCTTTACGTCCACCGGCAATGGTTTCGGTTTTGATGGTATGAGTAGACGATAATTTACCATCTACACCGGCTACAGCATTACTCACTTGAGTAATTTTTGCCAAGTTTGAGCCAACAGAAGCAGTAACGGTATCAATACGAGAGCTTAATGCAGAGTCGGCATTCGCTAAAGTCTCCTGAATAGTATCAATTTTAGCCGAAACTGCACTCACGGAGCTTTCCACATCTTCAGGGGCTGGCGTCCAATCTGTCGCTACGTTTCCTTTTTCAAGTTTTACGCTGTGAAACGCTAACCAATCTGTATTCTCATAAGTACCATTTACACCAACAAGCAGATAGGCTCGCTCACTTGTCCATTCGGCAGTAAAGGTTATTTTAGGTCTGTTTGCTAAACTAGCTATAACAGGTATTGTTGCTAATCGTTGGTTAGCTCCATCAGCACGCATCAAGAATACATAGTTGAGCCCCGTTTTTTGTATGCCGGCTGTACCCTGTACATTCAGGCTAAGTGTGTACTCTTGACCCTGTCTGATATTACTTACTTGAGCGGCTGGTGCTTGTACAATACCGGCCACACCTGCGCCACCAAGCATTCCGAGTCGTATCAACATATTGCCGCGATAGACTGTGCGTGTGATTGATGACATTTTTGTATTGTAGTTGATGTGTTGGTTGTAAGTACTGTCTATCAGTAAGTTCCTTGCACCGATAGAAAGTGAATCAACGGCAGATTTTGCATCAGCTTTCCAAATTGACTGTAAGGAGCTTTGAGCAATACTTGCCACCTCAGTTTTATTTGCTTTGGCGGTTTCCAAACGAGAGAGCGAACCTTCCGTTGTTTTGGTGCGCGCGGTTAGATCACGCAGTGTCGTCACCGTTGTCTGATTAAGTTCCGTCACTGCCCGTTCGGTGCGAGTGAGGTTACTTTCCGCTGCCCCCATTCGGGTTGTGAGCCCCGAAATCTGCGTAGCTTTGGCTTGATCTGCTTTAGCTTGTGCCGCCTGATAAGCGGTGAGGTTGGACTGAACCGCTGATACTTTGTCGTCAATATCCTTGGCGGTTGGTGTCCAGCCTGTGGCAACATTACCCATTTCGAGCTTAACGCTGTGAAATGCGAACCAGTCTGTCGCCTCAAATATGCCATTTGCGCCAATCAGTAACCGAACTTGATTGCTCGTCCACGGCGCAGTAAATGTCACTTTAGGGCGTTGGGACAATGATGCAGTAAGCGGCAAAGTTGGCAATCTAAAATTGCCACCATCTTCGCGGATAAGGTACACATAGTTTAACCCTGTGCGGGTAAAACCTGCCGTCCCCTGCGCATTTAGTGACAAGGTATAGGTTTCACCCTGACGAATACGCGTAGTGGCTTTTTGTGTGCCTTGAGTCACACCAAAATGCCCTGTGCCTGCTTGGGTCACAAACACTTGAGTCAAGCGACGATCACCATATTGCGAGCTTGCCACTCGTGAGCTACCGCCCCAACGGGCTGTCGTCAAATACTCACTATCAACCAGTAGATTTGCACCACCGATTTTCAAGGCATCCACCGCACTTTGCGCATCGGTGCGCCAAATGCTCTGTAAGTTCTGCTGGGCAATACTTGCCACCTCACTTTTATTCGCTTTCCAGAATAAAAGCGGTAAACACTACCAGCATTGCCGTTTTTGTCTTGCAATTTACGCAAATCAACCTCGTACAAGTCCAGCATTGCATTTTGCTCAAGTTTGGCAAGATCTAGTTTCATTTGGTTAGAAATACTAATTGGCATACTTCACCTATTTAGATAATGTTCCACCTGTTCTTAAATCATTTAACTGATTTCTACGGTAGCGTTGATCGGCGATTTGATCCATTTTTTTCAGCAGTTCCACCGTCATTTGGATATTGCCATCTACAGTCTCTTCACTGCTGACTTTCGCCTCTACGGGTTGCCCGAAATCTTCTACTAATACCGTGACAACACCGTACAGGTTAGAGACAGTGAGTGTTGGACGATTTGACGGTCCTTGACCCGAAATCTCAAAACCATCGGCGGCAATCGGGTATGCTTGGTATTCATTGCCTTGCCACCAGATGTTCTGTTGTGTTTGGCTCACGCCATTGTGAAAGCGGAATATCTCTCCGCGCTGATTTGGGTTTGAGCTAGAGTAGATGTGAGTGAGATCTATCTCCCACAGCTCAATCAGGGCATCTTGTTCGAGTTTTATCAACTCTGATGCCATTTTTTTGGGGGGGGCTTTTGGCATTAAATCACCTCATCGAAATTAAGTGTAAACTCAATGACTGCACCTAATTTAGTGGAGCTCCAGCTTCTGCAACGAACCGTTACCGTCTCATCGCTTGTTCTATCGCGCCAGTTGAATTTCTTATACCCACCGTGAGCATTGAGAAATTGCTGAATCTTCACCGCTTCTGCTTTGTTCGCTTTTACGGTAATGCCTTGGTATTTTTTCAGATTGTGGTTTAACCCTTTGGGAGCGGTTTGCTCGTAACCATCGGCAAATTTTAGTATGACGACACTGGGCTCATTTTGAACAGTGTAGTCTTGCTCAACCTTGAAATTAAATGTTTGCATTGATTACCTCGCTAGAACTCCACCAGCTCGCATTTGTGACTGCAATTCCAATCTCACGGAAGCCTTGATTTGATTGCTCAATGCTTTTGCAACAGCCGCTTGATTTGCACTGGCTTCATCGCTGCTAAAGTGATTGGTTTGATTTACGATGACAGCTACTGTTTTGCTTTCGCCTCCACCTTGACCTTGCGACTGCTTGTTGCTGAATACACGACCGCTTTGACCGGGGATCATATATTGCATCCCATTGCTCGCTTTGAAGATTTCGGGCTGATTGTTCTCGCCGACACGATACATCTGTCTAGCTGATACAGGGCCGCCAAGTTTACGACCTGTCACCGCGGCGACTTGAGCCATACTCATAGTTGACGTGATCGCAGCTTGAGCGGGAATAGCATTCGCCCCCTGTGTGGCAAGAGAAACCATAGAGGCCGCGGGTGCAAATGAAGCAGCTAACGCTTTAGCTTGCACCATTTGCGCCGCCATAGAAGCCTTGGCAGCAGTTTGCCCCATAATCATTTGCTTAACTTGAGCCATACCCATTTCGACAAGGCTTTGTACTACACTATTTAAGATCGTATTTGCAATTGATGCGAAAGCATCACGCACGGACATTGTGCCATTTAGTAGCCCCGTAATTGTGCTTGTTGCACTTGAACCAACAGCATCAACCGCATCACCAAACATTCTCGCCCCGTCGCTCGCTTGCTTCCACTCCTCCCATTGAGCTTCCATTCGTTGCTGGCGGTATTGTTCTTCGATTGCAGCTCTCGCAGCTTCTGCTTCCATTATTTTTTGTGGATACAAGATTTTATATTCTTCGATCTGAGCTAGCTGTTGTTGATGTCGTTGGTCTAATGCAGTAACAGGAGATGCTTGGGCTTGTATAGCGTTAAAGTTCTGACTTGCTGCGGTTGCTCCATAAATACTTTGTGCTAGTTTTTCAGCTTCTTCTCGTTGCTCTTTTGTTGCCGCAGCTCCTAAACGCATACCAGCTTCTAATTTTACGGCTTCGAGATGCATTCCCTTTTGCCTCAAAACAGCAATCTCGTACTGTGTAGCCATTTGTCGCAACTGTTCGACAACTTGCTTCTTGGCTTGAGCGGATTTTTTTGCAGCCGCTTCAGCTTCTCTGGCAGCTTTTGCATCTGCGGTCTTTTTATCTTGTAAGGCTTTTTGTTCGGCTTGATAGGCTTCGATTTGATCGTATGATGCGTCAATCCTACTTAATGTGGAATCAAGATTTTTTTTAGCTTCATCGGTTGTAGCTAATAGCGTAGCTGCATATTTAGCAGTTTCACGCTCAGTCTTGCCTATCGTTGCAGCTTTTCTTTCTGCCGCATCTGCAAGTTGATTCATTTTTGCTACATTGCCATCCAATGCACCTTGGGAGTTTTGGATTGCATTTTGCAAGTCTTTTATAGCAGACTCTAAGAGTCTTACTGATGTTTCGGCATCTAAAGCAGATACTGAATTATCGTTTATCGTTCTGGTTAGCTTATTTAGCTCTTCGTTCGCCCACCCATTTTTATCGCTTAAGTCAGATAAAGCTATCGCGAGTAATTTAATATTATCAGGGCTTTTGTCTTGCTCTAATTGAGCCAACAGTTTTATCAAACCAAGAGCCTCAGATTGAGTAATACCAAGCGTTTTAGACATTTCGCTTGTCACAGAATCCAGCGCATTAACTTCGGCAATTGCACCACCATATGTGCCTCCAAGTTCTTTTATTACGGCACCAACATCTTTACCTTTTGATTCATAGCGTTTTAATTCGTCAATTGCGTTCCGAATACTTTGACTTGAATTTGTAAACGATCCAAAAAAGCCGTCAAATTGCTCAAATGCCTTTTGTGATGAATCCCCTGCTGCCTTAATAGCTATTTTTGCATCACTCATAGCTACTGCAATTTTTGCTTTTGCTGCATCTTCGCTTACTTTTGCTAATTTAATGATTTTCGCAGAAAGGGCGGAAACACCACTTTCCGTTTGAGTAACTACTTCGCTGAGATTTTTTTGAGCTGCTGCCAAAAGCTCAGTTGCATCAGTTGAATCAAACAAACTAGGGAGTAACGCCCCACCAATAGCACCACTAATAGCTAAGATCGCCCCTGCAACAGCTCCCATTGGACCGAAAATACTTAAGATTTGCGACCCTTGCTGAGCAATAACGGTTGAAGCGTTAGAACCCATTTGAAGCATTATTGAGATGTCTTGAATTTGATAACCAAGTTGACCTGCTACTCCACGGATATTTTTCATTTTGTTTGTGGCTTGATTTACTGCTATCGCCGTTTTGGTTGCCTGCGTTTCTAGCCCTTTCAGCCCTTTTTCTGCTTTTAATGTTGATTTTCCGATGTCATCCATCGCTTTATCAACTTTTTGAGTATCTCTTAGCAGATTTTCAAATTCTAGATCTGCGGTAATTACAACTCCGCCAACTTCGACCGTCATAAACAATTCCTTAAAATTATTTAAATAAAAAACCGCTTGTGACATAGCACAAGCGGTTATTTCTGTGATTTTTTTACAATTTATCTAGCAATAGATTGGTTAAATACAATTTAATCTATATTTTTGTTACATTAAATTTTTGCAATCCTTATCGATCCTAATTTCTTTCCTTCTTGACTACCTCTTGCGTTGTAGAAAGCTCGGTGGATAATAAATAAGTGTGTTAGATATTACTGGCACACTATCTATTTTTGCCCTTCTTAACGTGGATAATACGGTTTTTATTGCTAACTCAAAATCATTAACAAGAATACTCTCTTTGTACTCATTCCCACTTTGTCGTACAAAATCAATCTGGTATGAGCCTATTTTATCTAAGCTGCACATTTCTTGAATCTGCTCTAAATATATCACTGAATGGTTGTTTGGATCTCTTAATCTTGATTCTTGAAAAAGGAATAAACCTATTACAATTGCTGAAAAAAGAATAATTAGTAAGACGTTAATTACCTTTACATCCATAAATCGCCCTATTAAACTAAAAACACATAAATTATTTGAGTTAAATATTTAAAAACCAATGCAAGCATCACTTACAATATCTATTTTGCATAGCATTAAACATAGAGTCTGAGACCTCTTGAAGCCTTGCAAGATCAGATTGAGGATCATAATAAGCTGATTTTTTGCCATTATAATTAAAGTAAAAATCCTTAGTTGCTCTTTGGTATATATAGTCGCTCTCTATCGGATTTCCGATAATATCTTTACCTTTAACCTTTCCACATACTGCAAGGCTATATGCTTTAGAGTCAGAAAAGACAATCTCTGTCGAAAATTCACCACACATTGAGAAAGTATCTTTTTGTACTTTTTGATTAGTAATTAAGACAGCCTGAGCAACATTTAAACATAACTCTGCTTTTTTTTCTGATTTTCTTATAAGCTCTGCTTTCACCTTATTTTGAGCCGCTTCTATTATTTCCCAATCCGATGCAATAACAAAAGATGACAAAACAGAAGCTACAAAAACAATCATTTTTTTCATAAAAATACCTTAAAAATAAAGAAATTTTACCATTCTACGAATTAAGATTCGTTTTTCCACCGTCAAAACCTATTTTTGCGATCTGTGTCGCAAAAATTATTTTCGCCAATAGATAACAACGGATGATTTGATATGATTTTTTTTGCAAATAATCAAAAAGGAGAACTTATGAAAAAAGACTGCACTAAACAAGACTTTGCCAACTGGCTGAATGAAAACCAAGAAGTATGCTGGATAAAAGAAGTCAGTATTGAACGTATTTTATCCTGCGTAGATGACTATGTGGCAATCTGCAACGCAAGATCCAAAGATGAATTTGAGCTACTCAATGACATAAGAGAGCTTTTTTATTCAGCACATTACAAGGATTTCACTCCCGTTCTATCAGGTAGGTTCTTTTAAATGTTAGCGGCTATTTAAGCCGCTCTTCTTTTCTCATATTCCGCCATAATTCTGTCGTACTCTTCTTCGGTGAACTGTCCATAGCTATTATTTTCGGCAGGCATTTGACTTTTTAGAAGTTGCTGCAATTCGGTCATCGTGAGATTTTCAGCGTCTTCGCGGCTCATATTGAAATGAGTTCGGGCTAAACTTATGTACTCAACAGCATCAAAACTTTCTGAAAATTCATTTTTTGCAGATTGTTCTTTCTTTGGCAATTCGCAGCAACCAATCACTCCGTGACCCATTAAATTTTTTGCAAAATTGATAATTGTCTCAGGTGGCATTTTACCCAACTTGTACCTAACGCCAGACTTTGACGGCAACCACTCGCCAATCAACAGGGAAATATCATCATCGCAACAGCACGACATCACGATCATTGCGTTTTGCAGAATTTTTCTGCCAAAAACAGGCGAATTCAGCACTGACCAAAAGTAAGATTGATGAGACTCCGATTTGGTTAAAATGTGCGGCAATATCTCTCGAATCTCACAGCCGTGCAATAGTGCATAGATTTTTACAATTTCTTGTGGGCTTCCAATTTTGTAGATATTTTTGAAACTCGGTCTGAATAAAAAGTCTCGCCCATCGGTTGCAATAAGCATTTCACCAATTTCAGTAATTGGATAGCTAACCATTTTCACCTCAACAAAAAAATTAGCATTTTTGCTAACTTTCTGTTGACAAAGTTAGCATTTTTGCATATAATGAACCCAAGTTAAACAAATAGGAGGAGGTAGTGAAGCAAAGCGAATTCCTAAGGTGGCTAAAGGCTAATGGGGTAGAGGTTGAAAATGGATCAAAGCATTTGAAACTCTACTACAAGGGCAAAAGAAGCCACCTCCCCAAACACCCAAGCCAAGAGTTAAAAACAGGCTTAGTGGAAGGGGTTAAAAAGCAACTAGGCTTAAAATAATATAAAGCCCCTGATGTTAAGGGGCTTTCACTACACCCTTGAATAAGGAGAAAATATGTTTTATCCAGCGTTATTTACCCCCGCTGAAGAAGGGGGCTTTGTAGTGACATTTCCTGATTTGCCAGAAGCTATCACCCAAGGCGATACATTTGAAGAAGCAATGGAAATGGCAGAAGACGTGCTACTATCTTGTGTTGAAATTTATTTCGATGAAGATAGACGCTTTCCGCTCACTCGCCCAGTAAATACCGACGAAGTGCCTGTGTTTATGCCAGAGAGCATCTACGCAAAAGTGCTTTTGCATAATACAATGCAAGAACAAGCGGTAAGCAAGGCAGAAATTGCCCGATTAACTAATATCCGTCCGCCAGAAGTACAGCGAATTTTAGCCCCTCGCCATATTACAAAAATCGACACTATTGGTCGTATTTTGGCTAGCTTAGGAAAGCCCCTACAACTATCCCTAGGATAATGATAATCCCACCGCTCTTGTTATAGAGGGTGGGATTTTTTACGCTGCAGCAATTTCGATAGTGCTTGAATCGCCAACCTTGAACTCTATAGAGAATTTCACTAAGTCATTGGTTGGGGCTTCGCTACTTAATGCAGTGATAACCATTTTTCCGAGAATTGTTAAGCCTGCGTATTTCAAACGAACCCAAATGTAAGGTTGGGTGCGATTTTTTACCGCATTTGCGTATAACACAACTAGATCTTTGATGCCTAGTTCTTTCGATTTTGGTCGTTTGCGCCACTCACCGTCACCAGAAATACTAAAGTCTGAGTTTGTAATTAAGGTTTCAGGGAAGCCGCCAGCATCATCAGCCTCTGATGTAACCGAATTTGGGCTAAAATCCCAACTCTTTGTCGTCATTGCGCCCGCAACCTTCCATTCGCTTTCTTGTGGCTTTGCATCAGTCGTACCGTACTCTAAAACTACGGCACGCCCCACCACGAGATTTTCTGCGTTATTTTGTGGAGATGGAGAACCCATAAACTACTCCTCTTGATTTGTTGAAATAATCCGAAGTGGTAAGCGAAAAATCATTCGATTATCTTCGGTGAAAATTGGGGCGGGTAATCCGCCCATTGATTCGATGTAACCAAAGGAAGCGAAAGGCTCAACTAAAATCTTTGACATAATCGCCCTTGCTCGCTCTTCGATTGTGTAACCTGAATTTTTACCTGCAACAAGGCTAATTAGCAGATAGTGTTCGCTGCTCAGGTCAGAAACTTGCGGCGAACCACTATTTGGCTGAATAACAATAACAGGCTTGGCTTTTTGCGTATCCTCCCACTGGTAAAGCTGCACAACATAGCCGTCTGCAAGAGAGTGAGCCTCTAACCATTGTTTGAAGGCTTTGACATAAGAAATCATAGTGACAACTCCTCTTTAACAATGGATTTGATCGTAGCCTTTGATTCGTTCAGCGCGGAAGTCAAAAACTCTTTCTTCGCTGAAGGCTTGCGGAAGTTTTGCTTGATATTAGGATCGTGAACGTAAGCCGCATAATTAGCAGAATAACCCACTCTTCCAATCAAGCGTGTGCCGTTCACTTCCATTTCAGTGAATTGACTGTTGATCAACGTTGAGGTATCAACAGGCGTATAGTGCGCCGCAAGAGGGGCAACCGCATTCAAAATGCGAAACATTGCCCGAGTTGCTTTTTGGCTCTGAACCTCGCCAACAACCTGATTCAGCCGCTGCTTGACCTGTCTTATGCCTTTTACTTTGATCCCCATTTTACCCGCCTGTTATCAGCGCAAAATCATCACGATTGCGGTCGAACGTATCAGCAAAGCGCTGTATATGAATAATTTCCTCTGCGCCAGCCAAAATCGGATCGGCTTGCTCGCTTTCGCCAATCAGAACATAATCGCCTAATTTGGCGTGGGCGAACTCCGTCCAGATCACATTTTTGACCGCTTGTTCACGCCCAATCTCAAAACGTGCGCGCTTTCTATCTGCACCGTAGTCACAGGAAATGATTTGTGGCGTAGAAAAAACTAAAACGCCGTCATCGTTCTTTCCTTTAGCCTGCCAAAGCGTGGCTTTTGCGGTGTAGGACCAATTCGATAAATTTGACATTAGCAGCCTCCGACCACATCGAAAAAGCCGACAACTTTATCTTTGGGTAGCAAACTTTCAGCGCAACCTTTCGGATCAATTGAGCGAATCGCCGACTTAAGGTTGTCTAGCGCGTTTGGATCATACTCAAACGTTCGGCTTGCACCGCTAGGCGCACCTTCTGACTTTATACGGCGCGCCCCAGATGAAATTGCAAGAATAGCAACCAGATAGAGCTTGATCAGTTTCTGTGTTTCTTCGCTGTACCCCGATTTGTTCAACGCCTGGTCTAAGGTGTTCGTTTGCTGAACGTAAAGCTCAAGCAGAGAGTTCGGCGAAGTGAAACCCAGTTCGTCAAGCGTTGTTCGCGCTTCGGATAGCTCTATTTCTGCTGCCATAGTTATTTGCCTTTATCTTTTTTGCCTTTCTGACCAGTTTCGCCAGTTTCGCCAGTTTCGCCAGTTTCGCCAGTTTCGCCGTCAGCGTGATCAGAAGGCGTTGCAACTTCAAAGGATTTTTCTTCGATTTCGATAGCTTTGCCCACAAGCCAAAGCGGTAATGTTTCGCCTTCGTAAACATCGCCTTTCTTCAACTCGTGGCTATCGTGTGTTAATAGCCACTTCATTTTGCACCGCCTTAGGATTTAGTGTACTGGATATAGCCAGCATTGCCTTTATCGTCGAATTTGAACTCCACGGCAACGGCTGCCATAATTTGGAACGAGTAATCATCGGTTTCATTATGGCGCGCAATCGGACGAGTCACTAACGGCATACCGTTAAGCACTTGGTACACATCCGAACGCTTGCACAAGCCGAGAATTTCATTTTGCGGTACACGGCTTGCTGGCACGATTTTCGCAATTTGCGGAATCGTCATCACTTTGTTCAAGATAGATCCTTCGGATTTCTGCTCGGAGTAATCACGTGTACTCATTGCGAAATAGTCGCCATAGTTCACATAAAGCGTTACAGGAGAGTAGTAGTTCTTCGCGTGGAATTTGCTAATCAAGTCACGGAACACATCGTAAATTTCTTTCGGTGTCGCAGTGGCTAAATCCAGATTGTGTGTGTTAGTCATACGATTTGGCGCAGTACGCAAGCCGTAAAGCTTGGCATTGCCAACCACAATAGAGGAATCACCATTTAAAGCGAGATCTTCCATTTTTTCAGCCACCTTGCGGAGACTGTTCGCGCGTGCTGCACCGTCGATCTGATACCCTTCGCTTTGAGCTGCCGACATATCGCGCCAGCCAAAAGAGAAAGTGGAATCAATAATCGGCAACGGTGTACCGTGGTAGTTAAGCACCACGTTATCGGTTTTCGCTGATGAACGACCGTCTAATGAGATATTAACCGAACCGCTATCAGATACCGTTTGGAAATGGTGAATAAGTTTGCCAATCGGCATTGATTTTGAAATGCCCGCTAAATCGTTAAACACCACCAATTCTTCGCGCTGAATTTGCACTGCATCACGATCCCATTCCGCCCAGACATCTTTCGGCAAAGTCATCGCGTTGCCCAATAACCCCGCCGAATTTGCTGCCATTAGCGCGTGTTTTTTGTCGTAATTGATCCGCTCGTTAATCACGAAGCGTTCTTGTTCTTTTGTGAATTTCAACATTGCTTTGTTACCTCTTATTTAGTGTAGGCGTTTGCCACCACGACATCGGCATAGCCTTTGCCGCCACTGATTACACGCTGCGATTCTTCGTCGAAGAAAAATAGCACTACATCGCCCGTCTCCGCTTTGGTCAGTTTGCCGCCCGCTTGTTTTACCGTGAGTTCATCGCCAAAGTTATAAGTGCCGTCGGCAATTTGCGCGTAATACTCCTGTTCAGGCTCTAAACGAAACGCCGTTGCAGTATCGCCCTTCGCATACGCTTGTTCGATTGTCTGCCCCTTAAAGCGGTTGTTGCCCAATAAAAAACGGCGACCTTTTAAATCAGCCGCCGCCTCTAATTTGCCGTTGTGGAGTTTAACTACTGCACCCGGTGCCGAAGTATCGTTGATCACGATATTCACCGTTTGAGGTTCACGCTTGACCGAACCGCGATAAATTACATTACTCATTGCCTTTCTCCTCTTGGTTGAGTGAGTAACCATCCCATTGATTGTCGCCGTTGCCGTTTGCCGAATTATTGTTTAATCCGACCGATTGTTGCGTTTGCGCATACAACTCAGTTAATACCTCGCCTTGCAAAGCATTGACTGCGGCATCGCTCATATTGAACTTGGCTTTCACCGCCGCACGCATTGCTGCTTGCTCTTTGTCAGTATTAGCTTGCAAGGCTTGCTGGAGTGGCTCAATCGCGGCATTGACTGCTTTCTTGATTTTCTCATCAATTTCGCTGTCATCTTCATTTTTAGGCTTTTCAGGCTCTTTACCCTTATCCGCTTGCAGCTTGTTGTAGGCTTCCAAGAGCTGATCGTCATTTAAGCCTTCCGTTTTCACGTTTGCCGCATTCAACACGGCTAAGATTTTGGTTTTCATTGGATTATGTTCCTCATTGGTTGTAATTTCTTCGTAGCCAATCTTCTTGACAACTTCGACAGGTTCGCTAGTGAGCTGCACATTGTCATTTTCGTCAATAAAATAGCTCCGCTTGTATTTCTTGCCGCTGTTATCGTCCGAATAGATGAAGTATTTCGGGTAAACAGCTTCGACCCAAAATGACCACTTATCTTTGCCTTCGGGGCGAATAGCTTCACGCAGCGCGCGATGAATTTCTTCAAACGATAAATCTGAGTTCGCCATCAGGTAAAATCGTACTTTGTCAAACAGCTTTTCTGTGCGGTAATCCGCCGCTTGTGTTAGGTTTACATTTTCCACCCCCATTTCGCTTCCGTCTTGGTTTACAAAAATCCCCACGCCATCATCAGGTGTCGCCGCGCCCGGCACATCAAGCAATATTGCAATATGATCGAACGACATATTTGTCGCAATCCAGCTATATTTCTTGCCTTTGGATTTACCCGATTGCTTGACTTTGTTTAGAATCAGCCCTGTGGAAACGTGAATAGGTTCAGCGTTGGTGTTTGTCACCATTCCGTCAAGTCGTTCAAGCAAGGTTTTGCCCTGTTCTGAACCTTCCGCAAAGCGGCGGTTGATATACATATCGACCAGCACTTTGCCACTTTCCTTGCGTACGTTCTTCGCCCACGCACCGACGTGATGTTTGTTCACCGCTCGAACATCTTGGGCTGAAACGTATTTACCTTCGATTTTTGGATGCCCAAGCGGCATAAAGTTGCCCTCTAAGCTGTTGTAGCTTTTATTGATTTCATCCGCAGGATAAAGTCCGTCGTTCATCACAACATCATCAACAATCGGCACAACGCCGCGGATAATCAGGTGTTGATCTCCGTCAATAGATTCTGTGCTGATATTTTTGCTGTTAATGACGGTGACGATGTTCACGTTATTTTTTGACATTTTTTAATGCTCCTACCCATTGTTTACGTTCTTTAGCCAACCCAACAAGGAGAGGCTCAATATCTGTTTTACCGTCGGCGTTGACCACAACCACAGACTGCTTGCAGTAACAGTTGAATTGGTTGCCGTCTCGGCTATACCATTCGCGCACCTCTGCAACATCGAAGTATTTGCCGTGGCGTTGGGCGTGTGCTAATCGCGTAGTAGCTTTGAGCGCTGAAAAATGTAAGAGCTTGGTGTTTAGCCCAAGTTCTTCTTTTGCCTCTTCCGCCTCTTGCCATTCTGCCCGACGATATGCCGCCAACTGGCTTGATTGCGCTATTCGCTTCGCCCGTTTTGATGACACATCAAGTTTTTGCCGAATCTCACGGGCAGTTTCTTTCACGTTTTTGCCGTTTAAAACCGCCTCCGTGATCACCCCCGCCAAAGATTTTCGCAACTCGTCGCTTAAACCTTGCCACTCGCTATAACTTGCCATGTGTGCAATCGCCAATCGGTTGAAGTACGCAGGACTGAAAACGATTGATGATAAGTTTCGCTGACTGCGATAAGCCTCTGATTGCAGACCTAAATCAGTGACCGCAGACTGAGTGCCTTTTAGTGCTGCTTCGTCGATATAGGAGTCAAACCAGAGATTTTCGCCTTGAGAACCATTCGACAAAATCTCTTTGTCGATAATCTTTTGCAAGGTTTCAAGCAAATCCGCCAACTCAGTCGCAGTAAGATACGAAGGAAAATACTCAAAATTATTTGCTTGCAGTCGCAGTGACATCTTTTGCAAGATTTGTTGCTTAATGGAGCGCTTAATTTGTGAGTAAATGACATCAATGTGACGAAATAGCTTGGCAACCGACACTCCCATATTGAGCGGATCGGCTTTATTTGTCGGAATCCGCAGTGGCTTGATTTTCGTCTTGATCTTCATTTTCGTCGTCAATTGTTGGCGGAATCAGATTATCAGGCAGAGGTTCAAACCCTAAAGATTCGCGGATTTCGTTCGCTGTTACCGCGGCAAAACCAAAGGCAGACTGCGATGTAGTTGCAACTGAAGCCAAAGCCTGTGCGTTTGCGATTTTCTCTTTTTCGCTTGGTGCAAGTAAGTCAGACCAAGACACTGTGACATCGCTATTTTTTGGCATAGGTAGCACACCGATGAACCACAAGCGATTAAGTAGTTGTGTTATCACATCGGTGAGAAAACCATTTCGACGACCGTTGCAACGGTTTGCCCAGTCGGTTTTGTCCTCGTCACTTGCCAATCGCCCTGTTTGCTGTCCGAACAAAATCGTGAAAGGGATTTGTACTGAGGCGGCAAACTCATTTGCAGAAATTTCCCACGTTGGCTTCGGATCTGCTGGTGCGACTGACAACACAGAGGCATCACCTTCGTGAGTAATCAAGGCTGAGTCTGTTCCTGAGTTGATTTTCTTGATCTTGTCGTTCAACGCATCAGAAAATGAAGAAAACCCAAGGGCTTTTGCGCTGTCTTCGAGCTGTCTCAAATCAACATCTTTTGTTAATTTGATCCCTAATTGTCGGCTTGCGTTTTTCAGAAAACCTTCGGCGCTGCCGCCCGATGTTTTTTCGAGATCAACTAGCTTGTTGTAACCCGCCTCAAGCAGAGGAACTCCAGAATGAGGGGAATTAAAGTCGCCACCCTCATTGAGCAAAATTACACGACTTGCGTGAACCTTGATATTTCGTGACACGCTTTTTTTGCCAAAGGCAGATTCGCTGAATTGATACATCAGCGGTTCGCCGTAATTATCGGCGGTCACATCCTCTTGAAACTCTGTCACTGAAAGCTGTGACTGCCACACGGGGATCAGTTTAACCAGTCCGAACTCTCCAATGCTAGATAGCGCGCCTTGCAAAATAGGCTGATCCCATTGTTGACCATCTCTTACTTGAAGTAATAACGCCGAATAGTTACCGACAAGGTTTCGTCTATCTGCCTCTTTGATTGCCGACCAGTAGCGTTTCATAAAACGTTCAACTTTGGACTCCCATTCGGTTGTCTGCTTTGATTCGTTCTTTTGCTCACCCTCAACGATTACGGGGCAGTCAACCCAACAACCGTCAAGTAAGCGGTTAATCGCTGCAAAAGCGATACTATTGCGCTTATAGGCTTTTAAGAAATGGTTGAATGTTAAGGTATTAGGGTAGCCAAACTCCTTCCATAACGTTCTTCGTTTGATATTGCCAAGCCCTAGGGCTTCGGCTAAAAAAGCCAGTCTGTCTTGCTCTAGGCTCATAGTAAAACTCCTTTGGCACTTTTAACTTGCATCAACGGCGTTAATGCGTAGCGTAGCGCATCAATAAAGTGGTTATGGGCATCAATCACGACAGGCAATACATCGCCCGATAAGCGGTCGGTTTTGTACGAATAAAGGCGAAATTCGTTGAGCGTTTGCTGACAGCGTGGGTGAATAAAGACTTTGCCGTAGGACTTAATATGCTCAATGCCGTCTTCCACCGAGCCTTTCCACTTCTCCACACCGATAATGCGCGGTAAGCCGTGACGTTTGAGGTAACTAATTGACTCAGGACGCGCCGAATCTGCACGCACAACGTGATCGGCAATTTGTGGCACGCCTTTGGCAATAAAGTCTGCGGTGTCGTCAAGTTCTAAGCCCACTTTGCCTGCTTCAAACTCGATGTACAGATCGCCATTAAATACCCAGCATTTGACCGCCGCCGTCGGATCTTGCGCGAAACCAAAATCTAAGCCGTAATATGGGCCATCAAAATCAGGGTTCGGCACAAATTCCATTTCTTGATATTTACCGCGAAAGATTTGCGCTTCGCTCGCTTCCAAATAAGCACCTTCCCAAATCCAGCGATAAGTCGCATCATCAAGCCGCTGTTTGTCATTTAGCCGCTCTTGCTCGAGCACATCAGGAAACCAAGGATTATCTTGGTAACTCATTTCAATTATGCAGCTGTTTTCAGGTGGATTTTGCCTGAAGCGAGTATCTGTTGCGCTCCCTCTATTTTCCGGGTTCCAAGTTACCCATATTTCGGAATTATTCTCACGCACGGTTGGAATTAATTTCCGCCAAGCAGTTTCGCTTACTGTTTCTGCTTCATCTATCCACGCAATCAAAATACGGGCTTTAGATTTGATGCTATCTAAGTTATGCCGAAGTCCGGAAAACACATAAGAAATCCGCCCATCTTTAGTGCGAACATACTTCTCGCCGACATCAAAAAAATTTGCTAAAAAAGGCTCAGACTTGATCGCCTGTTTAACTTCTTCAAGAGAGCTTTCTTCCAATGAGTTCATAAACTCACGACCGCAAAGAATAACGCCACTTTCCCCTTGCATTGCTCTTTTATAAGCAGACACTGCCGACATTTTGGCAAATGCCCGAGTCTTGCCTGAACCTCGCCCACCATAAGCACCTTTGTAACGATAATCTTTGGCAAAAACAGGCAACAGTTTAGGTGGTAGTTCAATCTGTGCTTTCATCGTCTAAACTCGGAGCAATTAATTCAATCACCATCGGTCGATTCAGTGAACCATCAGAATTAATTAAATCAACCTTATCTTTGAACATTCCTAAATGTTTACCGAGTAACTCAAGAGCTTTATTCGCAGCAGCAGGTTCAAACTTTGTTTTTGCAATATCAAAACCGACTAACTCGCCATTTTCATTTTTCGCAACATCAGTTTCTGTCACAATTTTTTTACCAGTACTCATTGCAATCACTTCAAGCAACCCATTTAGCACATCATCTTGTGTAATTTGGGTTCTCTCCGAGCGTTTATTTTGAGCCTCCTGAATTGCACTTCTGATTTCAGGTTTTCTCAGGTTCTCTTCTCCGATTGAGTATGCTGTTTTTTCGCTGTACCCAGCTCTAATAGCAGCTTGAGTCGCATTCAAGTCAATGAGATACTCTTCTACAAATCGTTTCTGTTTATCAGTTAATTTACCCACGCCTTTAGACGTGGCTTTAACCTCGCCTTTTTTAGTCATTGGGTTAAATTCCTTTACTTCATTGCATTTAATAGATTAGCAATAGCATTAATCAGCTTTGGCGACACGAACGCCAAAATAGGGACTGTTACTGCTAGGCTTATTTGCCATAAACCATATTCCATAAGAATCTCCTTGATGGTTACGGTTAAAAATGTAATAATTTCCATAACTTGTTACTCATTCCGTTTCAATGGGTAATAAAAAAACCTCGAACACCGCAAATGTTCGGGGTTTTGTTTTATATAAATCACATCACTTAGGTATTTCCTCGGTGTTTTATCCAACCAACCCCGAAACCATAGCTAAATTATGTAATATTTACTTTCCATCAAAACAAAAAGGGAGCTGTTACGCTCCCATTTTCAATAGCGGTTAATTAGATAATTAGCTATTTAAACCCTTGTTTGGTTTGTGCTTGCCATTCTCTGATACGGTCAATTTGATTAGCACACAAATCACGCTCTCCCATCACTTTGACGAGATACTCAACCGTATCGCCATAGGTTCTACCGCTAAATTCTGTTCGCCCACACGGCACAAGGTAAGCTGCCGGCGGATACAAATACTCAGTGCTTGTGATTGTTCTGCTGGTGCAGCCGCTTAATGCTATCAGCAACGCCATTAGGCAAATCAGCTTTAGCACAACTGTCTTGTGCCAGTATTGATGTAATTTCATTCTTGGCCATCTCCACTTTATTCCGCAGCTCATTTGCAATTTTTTGGATTTTTTCGACCGCTTGTCGCTCTTGCTCTAAGCTATCGGTTAGCCGTTGATTGGCTTTTTGCTGCTGCTCAATGGTTTGGGCTTGTGCGCGGTTCTCAGCTCTTAAGCTATCTATCATCTGTGACTGACCCCATAACCATACACACAAGCCCAAAATCACAATGGCTATCGTGCCACTAATCCAGTTAAGCATAATGCTTTCTCCTTTTCACGGCGGATAACCAATCCGTTCAATACCTTACCACTGGCACGAATAAAGTCAGGTAGTCGATGACACATCTCCTCAAATTGTTTATTCACTGCGAGTTTATGGATGGTAGTCTGCACATATTGACCTTGTTTATTCCGATAAAATCTCATGTTATAACAACCCATATTAAATACAGCGGACGTCATTCCCGAAAATTGATTATCGTTCATGTCTTTACCATTAAAATGACGATTGACACAACTCTCCGCAATCTTCAAATCTTTTGCCCAACGCTCAGCAATTTCTTTGTCAGAATAAATACGATTTGGGTCAATCTTTTCACCGCCAAACTCCGTTGAGCCAATGCCAACCGTGATTACATCGGCAGGGCATTTATACGGATCACGTCTGCAACCCTCAGCATTACCGATAATCTCTAATCCAGCTTGGTTAGTGCGGATTTCGGGATGTTGATATTGGACTAATGTAATAATGGCAGCGATACCACAAACGATACCACTGCCATATTTAAGGCTTTTACTCATCACTTAACCCCTTTCTCAATCTTGCCATTTTCGCTTGATGAAGCTCTTCCGCTCGCTCATCTTCACGCTTACGCCTACGCCATTCATCAAATCGCTGAATAAGCCCTGCAATGGCAGTAACAATACCGATAGCAAGACTAAGTAACATTAAATTCTGCTGTTCGCCGAGCCACGCCAGCCAAGTGCTAAATCCCGACCAAATATAGCTCTGCGTTCCCATATCTTTCATTAACTTCATACTCCACCCCGTTTCGAGGCAATAAAAAAGCCCAGTCGTGAGACTGAGCTTTGGTTAAAAATTCTGCTAGAATACTGTTCCCCAACAAATAAACTAGCAGAGGGTAAAAATGATTGAATTTACTCTGTACCACCAGAAGCATTTAACCTTGCTTCACGTCATTATTACTGGCAAATGGATAAATTTTCCTACTTCGGAAGTGCTGAACGCAATCTGATATACGTCGAGATGGCCAGCCCACGGCATAGCGATCTTGAGATTTTTCTTGATCTTCTTCACCGCTTTTTGACTGAGTATTTAGTTGTTCCGTCATAGCAATCCCTCATTGATTTTTGTAGCTAAGATAGATCTTCAACCCTTGGGAAAGGGAAATTTGGCGGAGCCTTAATTCCTAACTTTTCATCTCTTAATCGAGAGAGGGCTTTGCAACCAGCAAAAGTAAGTGTTCCAGCTTCAGAAAAATAAGGCTTATCTTCACCAAATTTTTCTCTGCATTCTTGAATTGCATCATCAAGGTTATACATAACATTTACTCGCATTTGGAAAGGGTGGTTGGACTCAAACCAACAACCAACGATTTTGGAGACCGCTGCTCTACCAACTGAGCTACACCCTTAAAATCCGTAAACAAAAAAGCCCCAAGCATTTCTGCTCAGGGCTGTTAAACTAATTCGGTCGGCATACTGCCACGCAAACGCTGAAATAACTATACTCGACGTCGTTTCTAGTTATTCTCCTCCGAACTGAATATTACTTCAGGCTGCGTCTTTAACTAACATTGGTAAACATCATTTATACTACGTCCACCATTAGCACAAAATATACACTTGTTACGCACTAAAATCAAGGGGAAAATTGATATTTTTTCAGTTTATCTGTAGAATTACTGGATGAAATCTTGCTTTCAAGAATATCTGCAATAATTCTTTCCGCTTTTTTGCATTTATCTTGAATAATTTCTTGCCATCGTCTTTCTTTTCTACCCTCGCTGTCCCTTAGTTGATAATAAATAGCGATTTGCCGCTCCGAACGCCCGAACCAGTATTTTTGTTTGAGTATATCGGCTAACATTACGTCTCTTTTGGTGACTACCGTAAAAATCTCATTGATCAGCGTGCCGAGGCTATCGTTACAAACCTCTCTAGATGAAAGACTTTTAACCCCCTCCGCAGATTTCATCAGCCGGTAAATCATATTTACCCGACTTTCTAAATCCAATCCGCCAAATTCCCACGCCCCCCATAACCTTAGCAACTCTTCGATCCATTTCTGCTTTTCAGGCTCTAACCACTTGTTTTTAATTTTTCTAGGTAACACGCTCAAGCTCCTTGCACTTCGCTTTATAGACTTTGATTAAATCTTTGATTTGTTCGATAGTAAGTTTTAATGGTGGGTGGTCTTTACGCTCTAAAAATTCCACACGCTCAAGCCCGATTTTCTCAATCAGATTTACTCGATAATTCACAATATTGCCGTGCAGATGTCGGTTACACGGCACACATTGACTGTGGCAATTATCTTCATTAAAACGTAGCTCAGGATTACCACCAACGGTTTTATAATGCCCTGCATCATATTTCCCCTGATGATAGCGGCCACAGGAAATACAGGGTAAATCTTTATCACGCAAGCGAATGAATTTATTAAATATCTTTTGTAAATCTTTCTCAAAATCTCTACGGCTTTTCAATTTTTCCAGCCGCTTCCGTTGCTCCAAGCGGTCGATTTTTGCACTTTTTTTGCGTTTCGCCTCTGTCTTACGCTTACCCATTGCCATAGCACACTTAACAGAGCAGACCTGCTGCGTGCTTTGAAATTTGATGTAATAACTGCCGCACTCTTTGCATTTGTGTTGTTTAGGTGGTTTGTTAGCCATTCCAACCCTCACCATCTCTCTTATCAAACCACTCAATAAAAAAGAGTGAACCGGCACATACACTAAGAATAGCGATGGCGATTAAAATTACAGTCAGTTCATTGCACTGGCTCACTTATTAATCTCCTTAAATAACATTCCGCATAACAGAAATAAACCACAACCAATAACAAGTGATATTAAAACCTAACTGAATAATCACCATAAACCACGGTGCGTTTTTAATATTCATATTCAAAAACGAATACAACTGATTTATCCTATTCTCATCTTTGGTATTGTTGAAAACGTGCTTGATAGCTGCATTAATCAATGCTTTGTAAACCTGCTCGAACTCGTCTTGTTCCATATTTCCGTAACTAAGACTTTGAGCTTCTACACGCATACGCCCATCTAGGGTGTATGTGATTTCTTTAAATCCTGCCAGAACAGTCAGATTTTTTCGGAAAGTATCAAACTGTTTCCTCTCATCAAAAAACTCCCATTCGGTTTTGTCTGCCGACCAATATTCAAAGCAAAAATTTAAAAAGGCGAAGACCTTCCGATGAAAGGCTGGATTGCGAGTGCGAATAACCTCAATTTCATATTGCTCGCCATTTTTAAGTGATACCAATGCTTCAGCTTCACGCTCATTAAGGGGGACTAAAACGCCTCCTTGCATTTTTATCATCTGTATTTTCAATCTTGCTTTATAACGCCTGCCGTGGGCTTTTACGATGTCATTAACGCTGTGTGCCATTTACTTTCTTAACCTCTTCCTTGCTAAAGTACCCACAGGATTTTGTGCGATTTAACGTGCTATCTCGGCTAATGTTTGGAAACCGCCCTGTATAGTGTCCGTTGCAACGATACGGCTCATCTAAAAACCAACCCCATTCATCATTAATACTTAAATCTTCAAGCTCTCCGTTGCATTTGGGGCATTTATAAGTAATCATCTAAACCGTCCCAACCTTCGTTATCCTTCACAACCGCCAACCTTTTTAATAAAACCCTACCGCACTTTGGGTAACAATAGCTTGAAACAATCACACCTCATCCCCCCAAACATCCCAACCTTGGGTTTTATTTCTGGCGAACAACTCTATTCTTGGCAAGTCACCCATCAACTCAACTATCTTTTCTCTGACAATGTCAGGCTTTTTACTATGATGTTGTATTGGCTCAATAATTAATTGGCTCACTTTATTGCTTACCCTCGATGGCTTTCCTGGTAAATCACATATTTCTTTGATATTCATTGTTGTGTAATGGTTTTCTGCACTCCCATTACAGCCACTATCCTTATACTTCCAAGGCGGATCTGCGTAAATAATTTTGTATTTTATATTTTTATCAAAATCTGTCATTGCATTGCTCCATAGCGTTTGTTTGATGATGTTTTAGTTTCTTTCGGCTGGAAATACTCCCGCGCTTCTGCCTGGTCGCATTCTACGAACCTACCCTGCTGGAATTGCATATAAACCGTGCCATTTGCTCCAAAGCGATTTTTAGTAACAATCCATTCTGTATAGGGGGCTGGCTCGCCGTCTTTGTTGCGTTGGTTATGCACCATAATGATTTGGCTTGCATCTTGTTCAAGACTGCCACTGTCTCGCAAATCTGCGTTGGTTGGGCGACTGCCATCTGCATTGCGGTTAAGCTGTGCCAATAAAATCATCGGTGTGTGATTGTTTTTGCAGAAAGTTTTAAACCGCTCCATACTTTCACCGATTTGATAGGTTCGGTTAATTTTGCCGTCTAGTTTGCCGTGTCGAACCAAACCGATATAATCAATCACTACCGCACTCACTTTGCCGTACTCTTGAATATGGCTCTCTGCAATCGCCACAATCTCTTCTGCGGTTAATCCGCTTTTATCAACAATGTACAACTGCTGATTTTGTAAAGGCTGAATCGCCGTTCCCATTCGGGCAAAATCTTCATCATTCATCATTTCCGGATTGCGAAGTTTTACTGAATTTACACCGCTTGCACTGGCAATCAGCCTATCCATAATCTGCTCTTTGCTCATCTCCAGCGAGAAGAACAGCACCGAACCTTTATTCTCGATAATGTTTTTAGTAAACGTGATGGCTGTTTCGGTTTTACCGTTACCGGCACGTCCTGCTACAATGCAAATATCGGTATCGTTAATACCGCCTAGTTTCCCATCTAATGCTTCTATACCGGTAAACAACAAACGCTCTTTAAAACTTGGTTTTGCACGTTCTTGGAACAATTCCAAATAACCTTCGAGCAAATCATTCATATCAATCGGTTTCACTTTTCCGCCACGTTGTAATAATTTGCTTAGGTGAGCTAACCCGGTTGAAGTGATAGCATCTAACTGCTCGTCTCGGGCATTTTGCAACTCACCTGCAACGTCTAAAAACACTCGCTGGGCTTCTCGGCGTTGATGATATTGCCGGACTTTTTCTGCATAGCCGTCTAAGTTTGCACCGCTGATCGTGTTTTTCATTATCTCTGCCAACGTGGCAAAATCTTGTCCGTAGTCGGTATTGAGTAACAGCATATCGATCACGTTATCTTTCAACGCCTGCTTGCGGATAGCCTCATAAATCACCCCAAGTTGAAAGGTAGCGAACATTTCAGGCTCTAACCAGCTCAATACGTCCCTAGCTTTCGAGTTAAGACCGGATTTCAGCAATGCTCCAACCAGCAAATATTCAACCTCGTAAGTGATATTTTTCAAATTTTGGCTCATAGCGAATCTTCCCAAGTCTTATAAAACGTTTTCGAACGAATGATGTAGCCGAAATTTGCTACCCAAGCCGAGCCATCAAGCCCGCCAAAATAAAATCTGTCTTTCCGGCTACTTGCCTGTCGGACAAAATCATTGAAGTAATCGGCAAAGTGTTGTCTGGTGTAGCCACCAAATTCTTTTCGCAAGATTTTTGCTAATGCGTGAACCGATCGCTTTCGCTCATCACTCATCGCCCGAATTTGCGGAATCGGTGTGTCTTCCACAGCACGATTAAATTCTTCCATCACTCCTTGATAATCGACCGGCTCAGATTTTGTTTTTTTCGGCAAAGAGGTCTCGGGCTGTTGCACAGAATTTACGTTAGTAAATTCATTATTTATTTTTTCTTTTGTAATAGTTTCTTTTGTGTTCCCTACTTTTTCGGGATACCCATTCCCTACTTTTTCGGGAATTAATTCCCTATTATTTCGGGAACTCCCTACTTTTTCGGGATATACCATTTTCCATTCAAAAACACTGAGATTTACCCCTGTTTCCTTACCATCTTCAAACAAGATATTTTCACGGATAAGTTCTTTTCGAGCAGCGGAAAGTTGATTAATATGGTATTTTGTCGGCTCAATATTCATCATTTCACACACTTGGGAATGCGTGAACCAATCACTTTCTTTATGCCAAGACAATGTTTTTAAGACGGTAGCCAGTAAGTAAGAGCCTTTCCAACCTAAAACACCCGATCGCAAAATTGCTTTTAATAACTCATTCGGAATTTGTGTATAACCATCATCAACACTCACTTTCTTAGCCTCTGATTGTTTAGGGTGCAATTTTAAAATTGGGTTAATTTGCTTCGGTTGTGCATTCACTTTTCAGCTCCTCATAAATTTGTTGTGAACGGGTTTCAATTTCGGCTACGGATAAACCGCTTTCAATGAGATTTTTTAACCGTTTTCGATATTCAAACTCTTGCCATAAGGAGCTTTTTTGTGTATCATTGCGTTGATTTTTCAAAAGGTAACTCCTTGTAAATTACCACCGTTCCAGCGGTGGTTTTTTAATTGTTAAAAACCCACCACGCAAGCAGCATAAAAATTGCCACTCTAATAAAAATTGAATTTTTACTGTGGTAGAATGATTTGAATTTTTCTAAAAAATTTTTCATTGTTGGTAACTTCTATGTTGTCGCTTCTTCGAGATTTATTCGCTTATATCGTTTCTCTTTCAGCTCTAGTAACTCGTCTTTATCCGCAAGCTCAATACTTAAGTAATCAATAATCACCGCCACCATTTCCACATTATCTGCAAATGTACGGCTAAATTGTGATTCACTCAGTCCGATTGCTCTTGCTAGTTTCTTATGCGTCACCGTTGCGGATTTTCGATGAATCAAATCCGCAATCGCTCTTGCATTTTTTGTTAATTCATTGCGTGGCATTGCAAGCCTCTTGGGGTAAATTAGTTGCCAACGGGGAAAACGTCATCAATTCGTACGTTTGCACCTAATTCGTTCAATCCCTCAACAATTTTTTGAGCAACGTAAATAGATGGGGTACGATTTCCAGTTTCATAGTTAGCTATTCTTGGTTGCCCCCAACCAATCTGAACAGCTAACTGAGCTTGACTTATACCAATTTGGTTTCGTATTTCAGCTATCTTATTCATACAAATTTCTCTTTGTGATTTATATCTTTTAATTAAATCACAAAATGAACTAATTGTAAATTTCATTTTGTGATTCACAAGGATATAACGGAGCGTGTTAAAATGAGGAAAATCTAATAGGAGAGTGCTATGACAACCTTAGGTAGTAGAATTAAGGCTTACAGAGAACAGCTAGGAATCAGCCAATATGAAGTTGCTGAAAGATGTACATCAATAGATAATCGAGATAAAAATAACAAATGGGGGCAATCTCGCATTGCTAATTATGAGAGAAACAATCGTACTCCCGATCTTGATGATATTGAAATACTCAGCAAAGTGCTTGGTGTTTCTCCAGAAACACTTGCTTTTGATACAAACGTTCAGCTTGCCAGACCGACAAAATCGAACTCATATCCGTTGATCAGCAATATACAAGCGGGTTTATGGACAGAAGCCTTTGATTTCAAAGATTCGGAGGGCTACGACTATATCGATACGGAAATTGATGCCGGACCGGACGCTTTCTTTTTAAGAATTTCCGGAATGTCGATGGAGCCTAAATTTAGTGAAGGCGATCTGGTGTTAATCGATATTCGCAAACGTCCTCACCCGGGCGATTATGTAGCAGCGGTTAATGGCACAGGTGAGGCTACTTTAAAACGTTATCGGGAGTTAGGCGAATGGTCTGAATCCGGCAATCCTCATTTTGAGCTAATACCGCTTAACCCCGACTTTCCAACACTCAGCTCAATGAAACAAGATATTCGTATTATTGGTGTCGCTGTTGAGCATAGAAGCTATTTGTAAAGTCCACCAAAGCTAACAGTTGAATTTTATTGGGTAGAAAGGAAGTTTGATCTTCTACAAATAAACCGCCCTCGTGGCGGTTTTCTTTTCCTAAGAACAATAAAATCCTCCGAAGAGGGCATTATTAAGCGTGAGCAGTTTCTCCATAATTTCCACCAAAATGAAAAGGCATAACAGGATTTAACCGCTGCTGCTTTAACTCCCATAAATCATATTTAGTTTGTAAGTTTAGCCATAACTTAGCCGTACTAATTCCTGCCTCTTCTAAACTTAACGCTAAATTTGCAGTCATTGGTGTTTTGCCGTGTAATACTCTTGATAAAGTTTCACGAGAAAACCCAAGATGATCTGCTAATTCTTTAATTTTGATGTTATTTGGTTCAATAAATCCATCTAATAAAATTTGCCCCGGATGTGCTGGTTTACGCATAACTCCCCCTAATGATAATCTTCATAATTCAAAATATAAGCATCGCCATTTACAAATTCAAATGTAATCCGCCAGTTGCCATTAACCGTCATAGAATAAATGCCTTTTCGATTTCCTTTTAACTCGTGGCATTGGTAAAAAGGCATAAATTCATCAATACTTTCTGCTGAATCAATCAAATCTAAAATACCATCGATTTTACGTTGATGATTAAGCTGAATACCTTTTGTTATTCCTTTTTCAAAATATTGTTTTAAGCCTTTATGCTTGAAGCTCTTAATCATAATAACACCTAGCAAACACAATGTGATACAAATATATCACGCACAATAAAAAAGACAATCTTTTTTAAGTGCTTTTTCTCCTAATTGTCTTTCTCTTCTTATGTTAAGTGTTTAAAAAACAAGCAATCAAACAACCTTTCTAAAAATAATTTCTCTTTAAAATCAATTATTTAATCACGAATTGAAATTTGTTTGGCTAAAATAATTACAAATTGAATTGACTTAATGATTTCAATTTGTGATAATAAACCCATCAAAACAAACAACGCCACAGACAAAGAGGAAACCAAAATGAACGCACAAGCAACGCTAAATAACCACAAAGACTACATTTTATGCGGACGCAAAGAAAAACGCACCAGTGATTTCATCAATGTGTTTGAGGTCTTTGAAAATGAAGCCACGCAAGAGTTTGTGATTGAAAGAGCAATGTTCAGAAATGGCAAGTTAATCGACTGGAACCAAAGCGACAAAATGAACGCCGAGCAAGCTCAACAACTTTGGCAAGCCTACATTCACTAAGAATTTTTATCAAAGCCCTTCACGGAGGGCTTGAATAAAGGTTCTAAACCTCGCCGAAAGGCATTGTTCTTTAAAAATTAAACCAAAAACACATCACGACAAGCGGATTACTTAGCAATGTAATGACATTGGAGAGACAGAACCAATCTTTGCATAAAGCGGTAAAACGTATGCGGTAAATGAACTTATAGGCAAGTTGTGAAACTCTCTAAGCTACTCGGACTGAAAGAATAGTACGGTAGTTGTGGCGAATTTACTGGTGATGTGCGAACTAGCGGAAAGGTTAAGCACTGGCAGTGAATCGGGAAGCACAAACGCTGGTTCAATTCCAAAGCATATTTGAGAAAGTGTGCTTTGGAATATTAATAACAGGAGAACAAAATGAGTAATCAGGAATTTGTTAAATTAGGCAGCGTTGAACCTTCAACGATTGATGAATTACAGAAAGAAGATATTAGGCAGGCAATATTAAAATCCGTCTCTATAACGCCATATTATGTGGGGCTGGAAATAGCGGTTTGCCAAGCAATATCAGCCATCAATAAATTTAGTGATGGCTGTATTACAGAAGAGCTTTTAGATACGAAAAATGGTGATAAATACCGAAAAAATAACTAATCAATAACACCAAAGTGATTTCATTTTTTCGGCATTAGCCCTAGATGTTGCCCAAGTATTATATTCCTCGAAGTTGTGGCAAACAAGAGGACTTGGCCCGGTGGCTCACAAGTATAAAAAAGAGCCACCATCTCTAACAGCTCTCAACAGAGAGTGAGACAAATAACCCCGTTTTAGTTTTAATGTTTTCTAAAGTCGGCGTTAGGCAGCGAAACGAATGTACTAGAGAGTTGTTAGAGATGGTTAGTCCATCACATTCCTTAGATTGAAGTAAGCCCTGCCGTTGGGGTTAAGCAACGGTACTTTGACCGCATAGTTCAGTGGATAGAGCAGCTGCCTTCTAAGCAGTGGGTCGAGAGTTCGAATCTCTCTGCGGTCGCCATCCAAAACCGCTTTACGCACATCATCGATGACGAGCCTACGAAGTGGAAACCTACCGTGTAGAGCGGTTTTGAATGGCTAAGTTGTGTAACTGCTACAACTTAAAAAGAGCGGTTGATAATAAACATAATGACTCCGTTTCCCCGCCTCGTGCGGGGCTTTTTTTATCCACATAAAAGGATTCAAAATGAAAACTAAATACAAAATTATTATTGAGCGAGCAAAACAACAGGGTTTGACCCATATTGAGCTTACTCAAAAACATTGTCTGTATCTCGCTACATCAGTAGGGAAACTGTGCTACGGGGTAGCTAATAATGCAGAACAACATATTAAACTTGCTGCTGGAGAGATTTTTACACTACTAACGATCATTAACCATCAAATCCAGTTCGATGAAGACTTAGAGCTTCACACGTGGAAAGCTAGTGGAACAACCCCACCCGAGCAAAGAGCGATACGTATGTTACATCATACCTCGCAATTTGCTTGGTTTGCTCCTTGGTTAGTGGACAGCAATGAAAAAGAACAAAACCAAAATACAATCAGGATTAATTTATTTAACAAATGCTCTGGGATTCTGATTGAACTAAATGGCATTCTTAAAGAATACGAGCTAACTCTTGATGAGTGCTTAGATGAATTCTTGAAAAATAAGCATTGTTTGAATGAATTTAGTATTCACAAGGAGTAAAAAATGACGACGTTTAGTATTTATACCAGTGTATGGCACGACAGCTCCACGAAAGGCTTTCGCCACAACATTAAGCATAAACGCCACGATTGCTGGAGAGCGGATATCCGCATAAAGCAAAAAATCAATGATGTGTGGGTGCAGATTTCAAGGATACGCAAACGCTTCAAGTGCCCTGAACAGGCAAAATCCTTTGTAGAACAATGGAAACAAATTGATTCACCTGCATTTATGCAACACCAAATCAACCGCCAAGCATTAAGAGAAGAATTATCAAACCTTGAGCAACGCAAACAGAAGCAAGACGGAATACTTGAGGTGATTGAGTATCGTATTAGCCAAATCAAGGAGTTGCTGAAATGAAACGCAATAAAGTAGAAAGCTATACTATCCGCTTATTAAAAAATAATCATACAAAACGCTACTTCGGAGAAGTTATATTAAACGGCATAAAAGAAATCAGCACGGCAGAGATGATGTCTGAAATTAACGCTATTAAGGCAGTAAATAAGCGCATTGAAGCTCTGAATAAAACCAAAGCCGTTAATTTGCCTAATTATCCTGAAATCAGGGGTCATCAGCCTATTATGTACAATTACAATTTTGAACAAATTGAGGAAGATCCTGAACAGGTTAAGCCTAAACCATCAAAACCAAAACGCAAGCCATTCATACCTTATGGGCTAAACGGCTACTTTGTGGATAGCAACGGTAATATTCGCTTACATCTAGACAGACGAGCAAGTGCCGAAACAATTACCCTTGAAACTGATTTCTTCAACGTTCTTGCCGAAATGGTAAAACGTACACAAGAGGCAAACAATGCTAAACATGCTTAGACAATGGATTAAATACGGCTTATACGCCCTGCTTTTTATGGTTGCCATCACCCTCCTAATGCAATGAAGAGCTTATCCCTGAAAGCACCTGCAAGCCTGAAACTTGCGAATTTAAAGTAACGGAGAAAGTGTGATGATAGGATACGAAGACTACACAGATGCTTCACTTCAACCAGAAGAAGACCCTAGCGAAGAGGCTTTCATCTTGGCTGAAGAAAACATCATCGAGCTATTAGAAAACAACGGCTTTGAAACCATTGCCACCATCCTAGCCGGTTCTGATGGCTGGCGTAACGCAATCAACGCCTACCTAGCCGAACAGAACAAACACAGAAATGAATTTTAGAGGAATAAGAAAATGACAACTGCAAATCAACAATTTGAACTTATTTTAAAAACCGAAAGCCGAGTGGTTTCTACCAACTTGCAAACTTTTGAAGAGCAAGCAAATCAATACCTTGCCACGCTCACCACCACCTTTGAAACCGATGATGATTTTGCAAAAGCAAAAGAAGAAGTGAAGGAGCTTGAAAGCATTGAGAAAAAAATTCGTGACGCAATTAAACAAACGCAAACTGGCGAGATTGCGGAATTGGTATTAACAGCAGAACAAATCGCTGAACGTTTCCGCCAAGAGCGATTAACCCGAGACAAGCTCGTTAAGAGCAAAGAAACGGAAATCAAAAAACAGATTGCCGATAAAGCCATTGAAGAAATCACTGATACCAGAAACAAGCTGGTTAAAGTAAGTGATATTTCCCTTGCCTTAGAAATCACAATGCCAAAACACGGCATTGCTAATCGTATTGCCGAGGCACAGAAAAATAAACGCACGATTGACAGCTTAACCAAAGCCGTGAACGCCGAAAAAGCGCTGATTATCAGCGAAATGTCGGTAGAAATCGGGCGCTTGACTGAGCGATTAGAACAGCTTGCTGCAAAATCAGCTTATCTTTTTCCTGATGCAGTGAAATTGATCGCAACCCAAGACGACCTCGCCCCAATTATTCAACAACGCCTTGCCGAAGAAGCCGAGCGTGAGGCGGCGATTAAAGCCAAAGCAGAAGCCGACAAAGTACAAGCCGAAGCCAAAGCGATTACTGATAAAATGGAGCGCAAACAAGCGGTCGAAAATCCGCAAAATGTGGCAAAAATGAACATCGAAGAACCGGCACAAACCGATGGGCCATTAGGCGATTTTATCATTACTATTCGCTTAAACCAAACAATCCAAACCAACGCAGTCAGTATTGCTCGTGAGCTGAAAGCGAAATTTGGGGATAGCGTTTCGCTCAATAAGGCTAAATGATTTGATACCGCACAAATTCAACCTAAATAAGGATCATATTATGACAACTGCATTACAAACACTAACCAACAAACTTGCCGAGCGTTTTGAAATGGGAGATGGCTCAGGATTAGTTGAGACACTTAAATCGTCTGCTTTCGCAGGGGCAACCGTAAGCGATGCTCAAATGATTGCACTATTGGTTATTGCTAACCAATACCAATTAAACCCTTGGACAAAAGAAATTTATGCATTCCCCGGTGGGAACGGTGGATTAACGCCTATTGTCGGCGTTGATGGTTGGGTTCGCATTATTAACCGTGAGCCTCAATATGATGGAATGGAATTTCATTTTACCGATGACTATTCCGCCTGTACTTGTACTATCTACCGTAAAGATAGAAGTAAACCGATTGTGGTGACGGAATTTATGGGGGAATGTAAAAAGAGCTCTCCAGCTTGGAACTCTCACCCAAAAAGAATGTTACGCCATAAAGCAATGATCCAATGTGCAAGATTAGCCTTTGGCTTTACGGGTATTTACGACCAAGACGAAGCAGAGCGTATTGCGGAAAATGAAAAACCACCTAAAAACATCACACCACAAAATAACGTGGTAGAAACCACTGCCGTTGAACTCATTTCGGAAGAACAACTGTCGCAAATCCGGCAGTTAATGCAAGTAACCGGTACGGAGGAGGCGAAAATTCTCGCCTATATTGGCGTTCAAGCACTGAACCAAATCCCTAAATCGCAGGCAGAGGCAGTGATTAAAAAGCTCAATCTTACGCTAGACAAGCAAAACGCTGAAAAGGCGGATAATGGCGAAAGTGTCGGTGAGGAAATCCCACTATGACAGGCGATTTAATCATTTTAGATTGCGAACAAGGATCAGAAGAATGGCTCAATGCCAGATTGGGCATTCCCACCGCCACAGGCATTGAAAATATCGTTACGCCAAGCGGTAAAAAATCGTCCGCTTGGAATAGCTATCTTGCCGAACTGGTTGCCGAAAGCATTGAGGGAGCAAAAGACGGTTTTAAGTCGTCTGATATGGCACGAGGCAACGAGCTTGAACCGCTTGCACGAATGGCTTACGAGTTTGAAACCGACACCGAAGTCGTGCAAGTCGGCGGTGTGTACCTTAACGCCGAAAAACAGTTAATGGTAAGTCCTGACGGCTTAATTCCCAATCTAAAAAAAGGGTTGGAAATCAAATGCCCGAAAATGAAAACCCACATCAAATACCTGCTAGAAGGCGGTGTGCCGAATGAATATCTTATTCAAGTGCAATCTGCCCTTTGGGTAACAGGCTACGAAACGTGGGACTTTGTCAGCTACTGCCCCGAATACCAAAAACAACCGCTTTACATCTACACAGCCGAACGTGATCCGGTATTGATGAAAGCCTTTGATCAATATATCCCGCAATTTATCAAATCCCTTTATGCATTGAAGGGGGTAACCGCCCCGAAAGGGGCTTTTTAATAGGTAGCCAATATGACAACCCAAAAGAAATACGAACTACTCCAAAACGACACAATCAACCACAACGGCAGAACACTCTACCGCATCAAAGCCATATGCCACTTTAGGCGGACGGCTGAATATTCCGCAAGAGCCACTCACGCCACAGCCGCTGAATGCTATGGTGGAATTGCCTGTACATCAACATAACCACAAACACGGAGAATAAAATGAAACCATTTGATTTAAATAAAGCATTGGCAGGTGAGCCAGTAAAACTAAGAAATAATGATAAGGCATTTGTAAAATACCTAATTAGTGATGACTATATTAGAGATAATAAAGACCACCAAGTACAAGGGTATACAGTTGCTGAAGAAAATGTATTTTTGTCAGAAGTATCGTGGGCTGTTAGCGGATCTCATTTCAATGATGGAACAATAGCTCAATATGATATTGTTGGTATGTGGGAAGAACCAAGACCAGCAGTAACATTGACGTTACCTTGCCCATTAAAAGAACCTCAAGAAAATATGTGGTTTATTGACAATGATTTTACCATAGTAAAATCTATGTTCGCAAATGCCCCCTTTGTAAAAAAATTCTTGCCACAAGGGCGATGTTTCGCTTCAGAAGAAGACGCTCAAGAATGGTTAGATGCAATGCGAAATAGTCGTAGGTAAATCGGCAGCACTAACAGCTGAATGCTGCTGTTGAATTTCTTGTATATCCACATAAACACGGAACGCGGAGAAAGAAAATGAATGAAGAAAAATATTTTTCGGTCGATGTCTCGGATGAGACACATGTAATAAGGTTGCACGAAACATTAGAGCAAGCAAAACAAAGCTGTTTAAATGGTGCTACTGAAGCCTATGAGTTTGCGGGTGACATGGATGATCACGAAAGCTATGAAAGCTATGAAGCCTATGATTTACCCTATGCAGTTTATGGTGTTGTTTTAGGTAGAGCAAAATCAGATATTCGTCCACTAACAGACGAAGAAAGAGCATCGGAGTTATTTGGGGAAGCTGAACAAGTTATTGAACCACCAACACTTTTAGAAAACAACGGCTGGATTTCCATTGAGGACAAATTACCACCTATTGAAACGGATGTGCTAGGGTTATGCGATATTTCAGGAATGCAGTTAATTTTAATAGTTTCAAGAGAACTTGCCGATAACGAGTGGTATTTTCTTAGTGTAAATCAATATGGGCTTGATGACGATGTGATTGCAGTAACCCACTGGCAACCACTTCCCGAACCACCAAAGGAGGAAAAATGACCGACACCGAACGCTTAGACTTTATCGCCCAACGCAAATTAGATGTCCGATATTCTGATTTGGTGGACGAATTTATTATTGCTAGCTATACCAAACCGCACGAGCAGTATTTTCATTGGGCAAGAAATGCCGATTTACGCACGGCGATTGATGAAGCAATGAAAGAAATGAGAGGACTAAACAATGCAACAACTAATTAAAAACATCGAACAATGGGCGGAAGACCGCAATTTAATTAACGGCTCAACCCCACAAAAGCAAATGCTCAAACTGATGGAAGAGTTTGGCGAACTCTGCGGAGGCATTGCCCGCAATAATCCTGAAATGATTAAAGATGCGATTGGGGATTTGATTGTTGTCTGTATTATTAAAGCAAAACAAGAAAAACAACCTATTTACCCTGTACAATTTGAAAATCATAGATTAAATGGTTACAGATTTGATATTTCGGTCGCTGTTCATTGTCTATATGATATTGAACGCATTAAAGACAGAGGTAAATATAGCCGTTTTTTTGGCATATTACACCATTTAGCCTTAATAAATAGATTTACGCTTAATGACTGCCTCGCTCACGCCTACGACCAAATCAAAGATCGCAAGGGCGAAATGCAAGCTGGGATTTGGGTTAAAGAAGACGATTTATAGTACCTAAGCTATAAAAACCGAAACATCTTGCAGAAAAGCATTCCGCCACTCTATAAGAGTTTCGGTTTCTTCTTCGTTGGCGTTGATTATGTTTAGCCGGTCATCAACTTTTGACAAAATACACTCAACGCCACAGCTATTAATGAATGGCGAGTCCTGATTGATTAGCCATTGTTTGAAAAGCTCTTTCATAGTGTTCTCCTTATATTTTTTTATGAGATTACTACGAAAGCGTTTTACTGTCAGAACAAAAATTTATTTTTTCGATGCAGATCGCAAAAATAGATATTGAGGCTTGACACCGCCAAACTTCGGATTAAGATAACCGCATGGAATTACACCAAATTAAATGCAACAACTAATTAAAAACATCGAACAGTGAAGGGTAGGTTTATAGGGGCTTACGCCCCTTTTGAAAACTGCTCAACCGCTTGAACGATTACCTGTGTTTGCGAAATGCCGTGTTGTTCTGCAAGCTGTTCAAGTTGAGCAATAAAATCTTCGTGGAACTTGAATGACTTCAATCGCACACCACGCTTTGCATCGCTTTTTGCTTGTAATTCTTGAAGCGTTAAACCTGATTTAGGGCGACCACGACCTCGTTTCTCTGTTTGCATTGTCAATTCCTTGTTGATTTTTAATACGGAACGTTATATTATTTAGGAACTGCCTAGCAGAGATGGCGTTCTCTGCTAGGACTTTTAGCTTTCTAATCTAATAAGCTGGCGTGCTTATTAAGATTAAGATCACTAGGATTAACAACTTAAGATACATAATCCAGTTCCTGATGTTTGCCGCTCTCTTCAAGGGCGGCTTCTTCATTTTCAGACCCTTTCCGAAAACAAGATTATTTTAATACATACCAAATAAAACGCAAGCTATTTTTTAGTATTTATTAAAATAATTTTATTTGACAACCGCCAAACTTTAACTTACTATTCCGCCCAAGGTGTCGAAACCTCATACTCTAAGGCGGATAGTTCACTAATCGCCACTAGGCGATTTTTTTATATCCGTAATCCTGACTATGTCGGGAGGGCGACTAATACAAGACCGAAAGGAAATACGTCCAGCCCTTACCTTAGAGTGGGTTTTCGAACCTCCCGACGCCACTGTCGAAAGTGGCTTGTTTTAAACAAATAGACTCTAAGGATTACGACTATGTCAACTCAAATTTCTACTCAAACCATTTCTTTCAACAACCAAGCCTTAATCACATTCGAGCAAAACGGCACACATTACACCGCAATGAAACCGATCTGCGAAAATATCGGCTTGACTTGGCACGCTCAATACGAACGGATCAAACGAGATGAAATCCTTTCGCAGGGTATTCTTATCATAAGAATACCTACAAACGGTGGCGATCAACAAATGATCTGCCTCCCAATTGAATACCTCAACGGCTGGCTCTTCGGCATTGACATCAATCGCTGCAAACCCGAAATCAGAGAAACGCTCATCAAATACAAAAAAGAGTGCTACCAAGCCCTGCACGATTACTGGTTCAAGGGCAAAGCGGAACGTTCACAAATCGCCCCGATTGTCGAACCTAAAATCCCAATGGAGCTAACCAAAAAAGAATGGCTACGTTTCGCTTCAATGTGGTACGCCCTCTACAACAGCCTTGAAGTACTTGCTACGTTAGAAAAACCGTTGCGTGCTATCGGTTCGCCGTTTGGGGCAACCGCCTACACTCACGCCACCGAGTATCAAACCACGCTTGGCGTAATGAAACGGATACTTGAACCGATGTTAGCCGACTTCGAGGTCGATCCGTTTGAAGAAGCTCACTACCACAAAGCCCTAACTACCTTAAGGCAATACCAGCCGAAAGGCTTAGGCGGCTTAGTCCGAATTTAATTTGCAAAAAAATCACACAATCCGACCGCTTGTGAAACATCAAGCGGCGGTTTCCTGCACCCAAAATTCAAGGATTAGGCGATGAAATACGCAAAAATCATACTCTTTTTAACCGCCTTTGCAGTTGCTGCCGACTACTTAGAGTTACACAACGACTGCGATGGCAAACCATGCACTATCGCACAGCGATAATGCTTCCCCGACCCTGCCCGTGCAGTGTTTATTTTTATCCACTCTCAATAGGAGAAACGAAATGACAGAAGAAGACAAAGAATATCTTCAAACTAAAATTGAAAACGAAGGTTTTGAATACGCTTTCGTCAGTTATAGTGACTTTGAAGAAGTCCAAGATGAAAAATTCCACGGGCTTCGCAAGGCTTATTTAAAAGCTCGAAGTGAGTTAGCGGAATATATTGATATTGAAGATTAACCACTGATGAACTGTTCATTGAACAAATGAACACTTGACAACCAACCGCTTGTAGCTAACTGCAAGCGGTTAATTTTTGGAGAAAATAAATAGCTTTTATGTAAATGATCCCTAAAATGATCCCTATTTTTGTAGAGTTTATTTTATCTCTTTATAAATCAATAAGTTATAAGCGAGTTCAGAGGAGGCTGGGACCAACTTAAATTTTCCACTCTTATTTCTTCATTCGCATTCTTACGCAAAACCATTGATGATACTGGCTTTAGAGCAATTTTAAATTATTTCTTCATTCGTATTCTTTCGTGTTCTTGCGTTTACATCCCCTTATTTTAAGGGTATATTTGAGGGTATAACGTAAAAGGGTATGAAACCCATACCCTTAAATCCCTTATGATTCTGATAAAGCACAATGCGATTTTAGGTAAATTTTTATGGCTAGAGTTACCACAGAATTAAATAACACTCAAATCAAAAACGCAAAGGCTCAAACCAAAGACTACAAGCTAATGGACGGCAAGGGGCTGTTTTTGCTGGTTAAGAAAAACGGCTCGAAGTTATGGCGGTTTAGGTATAAAAAGCCGATTACCGGCAAAGAGAGCGATTTAGGCATAGGCAGTTACCCCGAAACTACCCTAGCCCAAGCAAGAACGATTAGAGAAGAATATAGGGCATTACTAGCGGAAAATATCGACCCACTCGAACACCGCCAAAGATTAGAGGCTGAAGCGTTAGCCGAAATAGAAAACACCTTTTATAAAGTCTGCTTGAAATGGCGTGATAAATGCGAAAGCCGTGTAAAAAATGGCGAACTTCAAGCCTTAACGCTGAAGAAGAATTGGCGAATCCTTGAAAAGTATCTTTTGCCTTGCCGACTACTCTATTCCAAACATCACGCCAAAACTAGTTATTAATGCTTTAGAGCCTGCTAAAGAAAAAGGCATAGGCGACACCCTTAAACGAGCAATTAGGCTACTTAATGAAGTGATGAATTTTGCGGTAAATGCGGACGTTATCGAGTTTAACAAATGCCAAAATGTAGGCTCAAATTTTAGCGTAGCGAAATCTGAACATAACCCAACGATACACCCAAAAGAGCTACCTCAATTTTTAGCTGCATTGCGTGATTACAACCTATCATTTCAAACTAAGATGTTGATTAAATGGCAACTATTAACAATGACACGCTCACGAGAGGCAAGCGAAACGTTGTGGAGTGAAATTGATTTAGAGGCGAAAACGTGGACCATTTCAGCCGAAAGAATGAAGATGAAACGCCCTCACGTTATCCCTCTTTCACGGCAAGCGGTCGAAATTTTAGAAAGAATGCGAAAAATCACAGGGAATAGCCCATTTGTTTTTCAAAGCGAAATGAAACCACGCCAACCGATGAACAGCCAAACCGCCAACAGAGCCATAGGCTTATTAGGCTATGCCGGCACTCTAACGGCTCACGGTATGCGGTCTATTGCCTCAACCTATTTGAATGAGCAGTTAGTCAATTATGATGTAGTAGAGGCTTGTTTAGCTCACGTTATCAAAGACCAAACCCGAAAGGCTTATAACCGTTCTGATTATTTAGATCAGCGTGTAGATGTAATGCAGCAATGGGCGGATTATGTAGAAAGCTGCTCAACGGGGATTTAGTAAATTTTTGGCGGAATTTGACCGCTTGTTTAATTAGAGGTGTACAAATATGAATAACCTTTCTGAGTTTAAATTACGATATATCAATAACCCTTATTCTAATAAAGATACATTTTTTATATTTGATGAATTAAGCATACTATTAAAATCACTGACTTCCGATGAATTAAAGAAAATAGGAACAGCTAAAAATCTGGCAGATAGACAACTTAATAAGCAAAGAAAAAGATGTAAAAGGTATGTATCAGAGGCTTATCGTCTTGTTGAAGATAATAAAGAACCTTACTCTAAGTTTTTCAACCACGATGGGATAACCGCATACAATATCAAGGCTTTCTAATCTATTTAGAGAGCCTTTTTTATATCGTCCTGAAACCTCTTTAATGTGTATTATGATCACAATCACAAAACCCATAAAATATGAAATTATGAACCAAACAATCATAAAAAAATCATATAGAAAAATAGCTGTTTTTTTATAGGACAATTAGGACAATTTTTACTAAACCTTTATATATCAATGATTTAATATTGAATTTTTGTCCTATTAACGCTGAAATTGTCCTATTTTAGGGTGTTTTTGTCCTATTTTCAGGGGTTTTTGTCCTATCAAAAAATGAACAGTTTACTATTTTGTCCTAGAATTGTCCTATATTGTCCTATATTGTCCTATGCCAATAGGACAATTTTAGGGGCGATGAACCCTTGAAAATCCTAGAATTGTCCTATTGTCCTAATTGTCCTATACTTTTTTCTATATTTTATAAAAGTGTTTTGGAAAAGTGATTTTTGAACTTATCACTTGCTACCTGCCAAAACCTCACATTCAAATAGCCGTTGATTGATATTAACGGCTTTTTTATTGCTTAATTCTGTACCAATTACGCACCGATTGCGGATCAATACGGGGCAAGTTTTCGCAAAACCTTAATGAAATATGACCGCTTGTGATTTTGTACAAAACGACACAAACCAATGTATAAAATCAAAACTTGCCACAAATGGCGGAATGATATTAAATGCCCCACAAACTAGCAGTATTTCTTAATGACTTTTCATTTTAAGGGTACATTTAAGGGTATGTTTAACAAGTCTTAAATGCACTTCTCAATAATAACAAGCCTCATAGCATACAATTCAAACTCGGCTGGGGACCATTTAAGCGTTGCATATTGTCTTTCACTGTCTCAAATTTACTATAAAATCAAGAACTTAGATTATTTTATAGTCTCTTATTGTCTTCTTTAGTTGCATTGTATCTTAGCGTTTATGATCCCTAAAATGATCCCTATTTTGAAAACGGGAAAATTTAGGGATCATAAACTTCGATAAACCCTTATATATCAAGGATTAGAAGAAATGACTGCAACTAAAAAAACACTTTCAGACACATTACTAAAAAATCTTAAATATTCCCCAAATGCGAAGCCTATCGCAGACAGTAACGGGCTATTTATTCTTGCACAGAAAAAAGCGAAAGTATGGATTTATAGCTATATCAGCCCCAAAACAGGCAAGCGAAGCACAAAAAATAGAATCGGTAGCTATCCGCAAATGAGCTTAGTGGAACAATCCCCACAGGTATTTGAACAAATCGCACGTCTTTAA